ATCTTTTATATCTTGACTGATGCTACTCAAGCGGCACAGTGGATGGTGGATAAACATGTAGTAAAAATGATTCTAGAATCAGCACAACTATTGTCTACCGCACATCGTATTCTTGATGGTATTGAGGTCTCTGGTAAATCCAAGACTGGTCGAAATGTAAAGCGTTGGTGTCTAGATGATGCTCGTGATTCAGTTATCTATACTGCTACTCACGTGAATCATCCAAGTGCAGTATGGTGTCGGCAGTCAGTTGAAAACTATAACTGGCTAGTGGATCATTTTCATGCACTTGGTAAAGAATATACATACCGGTATGGTAAAACTCACAAGTGCTTTGAAGGTGATCTAGCATATATGCTATCTTCTCCACCAAATAATCTTAAGAACTATGAATGGACTAAGATGCCATCGGCTATGGCTGATGAGTATAAAATCAGTGATGACCCATTGACAAACTACCGACATTATTATAAAGTAGGCAAGTCACATCTTCATGCTTACACTAACCGTCAACCCCCAGAATGGATTTTATAATATGAACTTTTCACTTACACCTGATGAAATCAGAACTCTAACTAATATTCAAAACAAGCTTCATGGTCAAGCTAAGGCTATGGGTTGGCATAATAAACCTCGTGAAATCGGAACTATGCTTGCACTATGCCATTCAGAACTATCTGAAGCACTAGAAGGTGCTCGTAAGAATCTAATGGATGACCACCTCACTTCTCGTAAAATGCTTGAGGTAGAACTAGCGGATTGTATGATTCGTATTTTTGATCTTGCTGGGCGTGAAGGTCTAGACGTTGCTGGTGCTCTTGCCGAAAAGCATGACTATAATGCTAACCGTGCAGATCATAAGCTTGAAAATCGTGCTGCAGAAGGTGGTAAGGCATTCTAAATATGCTGAACGATAGTGAGCGTAAAACCAAAACTGGTGAACTTGGTGAAAAACTGGTAGCACGCTACTATCGTTCACTTGGTTTACCTGTTGAAGAATCACTAGATCTTTTTGATTCCAAAAAAGATATGTTAGTCGATAATAAAACATGTGAAGTAAAAGCACAACAAGCATGGCATAAAGAAAACTCTTTTTCTGTAAGATCAAATCAACTAAGAAAATGTACTGATATTGATATTCTAATCTTTGTGGAAACTCCTTCTAAATACAATCAGAATACCGTTCGACTATATGAAATGCCAAAGGATAAGAGAAAAGTCAAAACACTTACAACTTCAGATGGTCGAACAATGCATCTATTCTCTAAGAATAATGCTATTCTATTGGAAACTATTACAGATGAAAATATCGTAAAACAATTTGAACGATATTCACTTTCAAAATGGAAATAAAGATGGACATTAAAGACACCTCAAAAGATTATGATGATCTAGTTGGCTTTAGAGCCAAAGAGACTATTCCCGTAAGTTTATCGGAATTTTTAGGTGAACAAATCGAGGATAAACCAAAGATCAAACCAAAACCAGTTGACAGAGATTTTCCAGAGGATTGGCAGAATCTCTATGTAAACTTTAGATCAGAAGAAGATTATATTGCCTTCATGAAAGTATTGGATAAAAATCCAGATCCAAAAACTTCAGTTATTGTTTTTACAAAAGAAAAGCAAAATGGTCTTCTTGATTTTATGGAATCTTAAGCATGTTAGTAGCACAAACTATTGAAGATCTTCAGAATGAATGGCGTAATCCATACCTTCAGTGGTATGCAGCAGGTATGCCAGCATTTAATACACAAGATATTTCTCCCTATAAGCAACTTAAACTTAAGTTTAAGACAATGGAAGATCGACAAGCATTTGCAGAACTTACAGGATATTCCTTGACAGAAAAAACAAATGTGATATGGTATCCAGACAGAGGTAGAGAGAAGAATATGATGAATAGGATTATTGAAGATGAATGATGTGTTTACAACCAGATTTCCCATTTATATCATCTCAAAAAATCGTTGGGAATCTAGATATACTTCCAAGGCTCTAGAACGCATGGGTGTCCCATATTACATTGCAGTGGAACCTCAAGAGTATGAACAATATGCTGCTGTTATTGATCCCAAAAAAGTTCTAACACTTCCATTTTCAAATCATGGCAAAGGTTCAGGACCAGCCCGTAACTGGTGCTGGGAACATTCGCAGGCTAATGGCTTCAAGCGTCATTGGCTTCTTGATGATAATATTTTCGAGTTCTGGAGGTTTCATAATAACAAGCGGTATAGAATCGAGCGTGGTTCTGCTTGCTTTAGGTCAGTAGAGGATTTTGTTGACCGCTTTGAAAATGTAGCACTAGCAGGACTTCAATATAAGTTCTTCTGCGTGGATGATTATCCATATCCTCCCTATATTCTAAATACTCGTATCATGTCCTGTTTTCTCATTGATAATGATTGCCCACATAAATGGCGTGGTCGTTATAATGAGGACGTGGATCTTTCTATTCGAGTACTGAAGGAAGGTCTATGTACTATGCTTTTCTACTCATTCCTATGTGGTAAAGCAAGGACTGGTACCGTAAAAGGTGGTAATACATCAGAAATCTATAATAACTATCAAGAAGATGCTTCACTAAAGAAGTCTAAGATGCTTCTGGAAATGCACCCAGATGTGGTGACACTTCAGGAAAGATATGGTAGAGTGCACCATCACGTTGATCTAGAAGCAATCATCAATAAGCATGGGCAACCTGCTAGACAAAATGTTCCAATCCTCAGAAAAGATGTAAAGATTGTTAATAAGATTGATAACTATGGAATGAAACTTATTCGTTAGTTTGGTACTGATCAAGCTTATGAAGATACTGAATATTCGATTGAAAAATATCCATCAGGTAGGAAAAACTTTTAATGGCACGTATTTTTATTACTGGTATTGCTGGTTTTATCGGCTTTCATCTGGCACAAAAGCTACATAAAGCTGGTCACTACGTATCAGGTATGGACAACTTTAATGAATACTATGATGTAGATTTAAAAGATGATCGTTGTGAGATTTTAAATAAAATCGGTATTGTAGTTTATGATCGTGATTTACTAAATAAATCTGATACTTTTTATACTTTAAAGTTTGAAAAACCGGATCTAGTCATCCATCTAGCTGCATATGCTGGTGTTCGACATTCATACGATCATGCTATGGATTATATTCAAAATAATATTGTCGGTACACAAAATCTTATTGAAGCCCTTGAAGAACTTAATATCAATAAAGCAATCTATGCTTCTACCTCTTGTGTCATGGCAGGTAATCCACTACCATGGAAAGAAGATGAACCTACTGGGCATCAACTAAATCCATATGGATACACCAAGCGCACAAATGAATGTCAGTTTAAAACTTCAAAGATCAAGCAAAATGTTGGTCTAAGGTTCTTTACTGTATATGGTCCATATGGTCGACCAGATATGGCTCTATTCCAGTTTGCTGAAGCTGCTGTAAGTGGAAAGACTATTGACGTTTATAACTTCGGTGACATGAAGCGTGATTTTACCTATGTAGATGATATTGTGAATGGAATCAAGATCCTAATGAACCATATTCTAAATACTGAAGAACCACAAGCAGAAATCTATAATATTGGGCGTGGGCAACAAGTTCAGCTCATGGACTTTATTGCAGAGATTGAAAAGAATATGGGACGTGAACTTAATAAAAATATGGTCCCTCGCCATCCTGCTGATACACTAGAGACTTGGTCAGACACCACAAAGCTTCAAGCACTTGGATGGAAACCAAAGGTTTCTATTCCAGAAGGTGTTGCTAAATTCTGTGAATGGTATAAGAACTATTATGGTGTAAACTAGTGATTCCGACCAAATGGGACTTGCATTATTTAAATCTTGCTAAGGAAATATCAACTTGGTCTAAGGATCCATCCACAAAGATTGGTGCTGTTGCTGTGGGTAAACACGGGCAAATCCTAGCAACAGGGTATAATGGTTTTCCCAGAGGTATTGAAGATTCAGTTGATCGCCTGACAAATAGAGAGACTAAATACTCTTATATGATCCATGGTGAAATGAACTGCATCTATAATGCTACTTTGACTGGTGTAAGTCTAGATAATGCAACTCTCTATGTCCATGGTCTACCAGTTTGTTCCGAATGTGCCAAGGGTGTAGCACAAGTAGGTATTAAAAAAGTATTTGCTTGCCATCCAGCAACCATTTCATCTAAATGGGAACAATCAAATATTTTGACTAAATCTATTTTTGAAGAAATAGGTATTGACTATACTATTATAACTGATGGAGTATAATATGGCTGAAGTAACTTTGACAACTATGAATGATGAAGGATATACATTTACTTTAAATCCTACTGATTCTTTGGGTAACACAAAATCAATCCTAAAAGCCTATCAAGATCTAGAATCCAATAAGATTCAGTATAAATACTGTGAGGATAGGATTATCTCTGATTTTAAAGAGTATATTGATAAGACTTATGGTGAGCACTATAAAGCAGAGACACTAGAATGTTTTGATGCTTGGATTGCTCGTGGTTCTGCCACAACCACTTTCCTTGATACAGCTGAGAAATATATTTGGCGCTATGGAAAAAAGGATGGCTCCAACAAAAAAGATTTAATGAAGGCATTGCATTACGTTATGCTTGCTTTATATAATGAACATTATAAGGAATAGATTATGGAAATAAAGATTGAGATGGATGTACTAAGGAAGCGTAAGTTATTTTTAGCCGTACCAATGTACGGCGGTTCATGTATGGGTCTTTTCGCCAAATCGGTTGCTGACCTAACTGCTATGTTTGCTGCTAATGGTCTAGAACTTAGATCATATTTTCTATTCAATGAATCACTAATCACACGTGCTAGAAACTATTGTGTTGATGAGTTCATGCGCTCTGATTGTACTCATATGCTATTCATTGATTCGGATATTGGTTTTGATCCTCGTGATATTGTTGCCATGATGGCACTTCAATCCGATGAGTCAGACTATGATGTTCTTGCAGGGCCATATCCAAAGAAGACAATCTCTTGGGAAAAGATCAAGCTAGCGGTTGATAAGGGTATTGCAGATACTGATCCCAATGTTCTAGAAAAGTTTGTCGGTGATTATGTTTTTAACCCAAAGTCTGGTAATGGTACTATTCGGATTGATGAACCAGTAGAAGTTTCTGAGGTTGGTACTGGTTTTATGATGACTCGTCGATCTGCATTCGAAAAGTTTAGAGATGCTTATCCTCAGTACCATTATAAACCAGATCATGTTCGTACTGAACATTTTGATGGTACTCGTGAAATCATGCAATACTTCCAAGCAGAGATTGATCCAGAGTCTAAGCGCTATCTATCAGAAGACTATTGGTTCTGTCAGAAGTTAACACAAGCTGGTGGTAAGATTTGGTATTGTCCTTGGATGAAACTTCAGCATGTTGGAACATATATCTTTGGTGGATCTTTAGCCGATTTAGCATCTATTGGAGCTCCAGCAACTGCTGATCCTGCAATGCTTAAAAAGGGTAAAAAGTAGTTGACAAACTACTTTATCCATATTATGATTCATTATCCACAATAGAGGAACTATCTATATTATGAAACTAAGTGCACGTACTCTACATGTTCTAAAGAACTTCTCTGCTATCAACCCTTCGATTATTCTGAAACCTGGTAATGTAGTATCTACCATCTCTCAAAACAAGACTATCATGGCTCGTACTACAGTCACTGAAGAGTTTGAGAATGTGGTGGCAATCTACAATCTCAGCCGATTCATTTCAACTCTATCTCTATTCGAGAATCCAGAACTTACATTTAGTGATAAGTCTGTTCGTATTTCTGATGGCAACCGAGGTGTGATTTATCATTATGCTGATCCTACCATTATTATGGCTCCTCCTGAAAAGGAAATCAAGCTACCATCAGTAGACGTTGAATGTGTTCTAACCAACCGTGATTATCAGAATGTCACCAAGGCTCTAAGTGTTCTTGGTCTACCTGAGATTGCTATTATTGGTGATGGAACTACAGTCTCACTAGAAGCCGTTGATATGAAGAATCCATCAACTGACACCTATTCTGTTCAGATCGGTGAAAGTGATAAGGTCTTCCGTGCTATCTTCCGACAAGAGAATCTTAAGATCATGGATGGCGACTACAAGGTTATGATTTCTTCTAAGGGTATCTCTCAGTTTGTAGGAA